ACAGGAGGGGCTGAGGCTAGTGTTGAGCTTAGAATCTCTCCTACCTTCATCTTAACGTCATGGATTTGCTTGGCAAGGGCGGCTGGATCAGCCTGTCTAGCAGATGAGAGTTCCTTACCAAAGGATGCTGAGGCAGCATCATCAGAGGGAGTACCAGAAGGTCCAGTCCCTGGGCCACCTGGAGGGCCACCTCCAGGCATACCCCCTCCACCCTCAGCAGCAGCCATTCTCTGCATTAGAAGGGGGAGGAGCATTGCCATCGGACTTGAAGCAGGAGCACCCATTACTTTTCCTTACTCTCCTTTGGGATAAAGCCTGCTGGGTCTCTAGGAGGATGCCAGTCAGCTTCAGGACGAGCATCTCTCTGGCTGTTTACACTATCCCCATCAGTCCTTTGGAAAGAAGCTGGACCTATAGTTACCGGGTCAGCCTCTCCGAAATGCTTACCTGTAGGAGCCTTAGCCATTTACTTCTTCTGCTTTCCACCGTAGCCAGGGCCGGTATGACCACGGCCAGTTGCACCCCCAGTGATGGTGTCGAGAAATCCCATAGGATCGTGAGGGACGATAGGTTCCTCAGAGTGAGGGTTAGGGTTGACGCCTGTGATGTGAGGGCTATCGGGATTGCCACCACCGCGTCCTTGATAGGTCAAGGGAGATAGGACCTCTTCCCCTCCACCATGCTCAAAGCCTTCCTCTGCTGTGTTTTTGGCTACCTTAGTGTTCTCTCGCGGGCTACCCATCTAATCCTCCTGTTTCTACTACTTATTATTACTTCCCACCATGACGGCTGGAATGACGGCCACCATGCTTGTGAGCACCCTTAGGGTGCTTCTTACCATCCTTGCCAGCTAGAGGCATTCCATTCTTAGCTGCCTGTTTAGCGTCTTCCATTCCATCTTTATGAGCCATCATGCCTCCATTAAAGCTGGGTCAAGTCTAGGTTGTCTTGCGTCACCGTAGCGTTCGATAAGGGCTCTGGCTTGGCGTTCAAGGTATTCTCCAAGGGCTCTTTCACCTTGATGCTCCCTGAGGTCATAGATGACTGGGGTTGGCACAGAGAAGGTGGTAGCCAGTATCCCGTCACAGGCAAGTTGGGCGACGTACCAAGAGGAATCATCAGGGTCCTTATCGAAGTGAAGGAGTTCCACTCCTTGTGATAACCCTTCCATTCTCGGAGCTTAGACTTGTTAAAGTATGAAAGTCAATAGCACAGGATTTGAATCTTACGTATTTCGTCACTGAAGGTATCTGGACCCACGTTACAGCCCTTCCAGACCATCCTTTGGCGGGCGCATAGACTACTTTAAGCCCCATACGAGCGAAGAATCCTAATTGAGCCCACTTTTGGACTGTCCTTAGACTGACATTTAGGCGAGCAGCTATAAAGGAGGCTGAATACCAGTTATCTTGAGCAAAGGCGATAGGGAGGGAGGCCATATTATCTCCGTTTAGCCTTCTGTAGAGCGGCTAAGGCCATCTCTCTGCTTGTTCTAGCCGCAATTCCAGCGGCGTCCGGCACACCAAGCGAGTCAAGTAAGGTCTCGGTGTCGATTTTTCCTAGCTGCGCGAGTTCTGGAGCAATCTGTCTCATAGCAGCTTGGCTAATAGGAAGTAGGGATGTCGGGTCTATATGTAGTTTAGTAGTACGATTAGCTACACCGTATTGAGGTTTCCACGTAGATAACGAAAAGCCTCCTTGACTTGAAGCATATGCACGTTCGGCTCGATAGTGAGTGTTCATCATATCAAATAAGAGGTTACTAATCTCAGTTATGGAGTAGGCTAGCAGCCTAGCTCTACAACGGGTAAGGGCCTTGGACTGGAAGATTGAGGCCTCATAAAGCTCGGCTGATAGGTTACCTGCCCCTGGGGTCCCTTCCCTAGAAGGATTAAAGCCTTGTAATTCCTTTTGAGTGGCTAGCATCCATTGGATAAGCTTCATTACGGATTCTTGGATGACCCCTGGGGTTACAAAATCAGGGGGCTTACCTGCCTGACCGTCGTATTCCACTACCTCAGCAGGGAGCCCTTGAAAGGCTTGGAGGTCGATACCTGTATTCTTATCTATGAACCAGATACCATTATTAAGGCGGACTAGATTCTCAAAGACTTGGGTTAGTGTACGTTCGCAGAGAGCTTGGAGGTCTCTTGAGTAGCGGGTAGGAGGAGGTGGATAAAAACCACTAAGAGGCGGCAAGCCGTATACAGGGATAACAGGGTAACAGTTTCCAGGGGTCGGATTGTCGCCATCAGCCACACAGCGCGAAGTGCGACCAGTAGCGCAAACAATGAGACGCTTATTAGGAAAACGGAGACGACGTGTAAGGCGTCCTCTGCTATCAGTGGCCTGGGCGCGTTCCACAATCCTCGCTGAGTCACCTCCGGCCTCCTCCCTTACTAATTCTACTGTTCTATCGTCTATATATAGGTAGCGTACCCTAAGTCTCCCATCAGCATCTATAGACTCCCCTTCTACAGGACCGTCAAATTGCCTCATGGGACCTTCTGGGAATCTTAGTTTAGGGGGTAAGGTGCCTACGGTAGCAGGGGAGGAGCGAGCCCCTAGGCCTGGAGATATAGCCTCAGCATGGAGACCGCTACCAGTCTCAGGCCAGTAGTAGGCTATTTGGTCTGGGTATAAGCGGTCTTCTAGGACCATGTAAGTAGAGTCGCCACGACATTGAGCGGCTGGGTCCATATCTACAGAATCTGGAGCGCGGTGACGGCACCAGTTGCTGCCAAAGCCTTGGTCTAGGAATGGGTCGTAGCCTAGTTGGATGAATCCGATGCCTGCGAATTGAGCCCAGAGGGAGGCGAACATTAGATGGTGATTGACCCAGAGACTTTTATACTCCTCTTGGAAGCTGCGGCTGCGATCTTGATCTACCTTACCATCAGATTTATCATATATGAATACTTTAGGGCTGATGTCGCTGAGTTCAGTGGCTTCGGTGAGGGCTAATACTTGGAGTTGAGGGATTTGTACTTGAGGACGGAAGGATGGGACTTTGCCCACGACGCCTTCTATATTGTAGAACTTACGTGCAGATTCAGCCCAATCATCACCAAGAAAGTCAGCCCTAGCATCTCTAGAGATACGCTGGAGTTCATCAATGACACGGCTACGCGGGTCCATATCATAGTTCTCAGATGACTTACGTTCTGTACGAAGCACGAATGTCATCAGTCAGCAGCCTGTGCCAAACGTTTCTCTTCGTGTGGACAGACTCCTCCTTGACTCGTACAACAGTTGCAGTTATAACATAATATCCTGAAACCTGGGGGAAAGTTGCTTTCCTCTAACCAAGTATAAAACGTATCTCCCCCTTTTCCTATTGACTTTCGATGCTTAGCTCCTCCACGCTCAATGTGGTCTACAGTCAAGAATCTAACCTCAAGTTCCCCACAACAAGCACACTTTGGGATAGGTCCAGAATAAGCTACTAATACTCTAAATTTACGTTCAGCTCTACGCCTATGGGAGTATACCTTCATGTAGGCTCTAGTACAATCCTTGCACCAGTTAACTTTAACTAATGACGGACATCTAGAATCTCTTGGATCGGTATAGCGTGCTTGAAACTCAGATAGAGGCTTCTCAACTCTACACTGAGAACATATATAAAATCCTGGTTTACCTTTAGGCATTAGCTAGCTACACCCTCGCCAGGGGTTAGGATATCACTATTGTCAAGTTCAGCGGGGGGTTTAGGGGTAGATATAGGACCTAGCATATCCCCACCACTGAGGAAATCCGTAAGCAACTCTTCATTTGAGCGCCCAGCTTGGGCGTTTGATCCCTTTATCTCCTTTTCTATCTCAGCTACTACACTAAGTAGGTCTTTATATGGGATTAAAATAGGGACTATATGTGGAGATGCATTCATAAGGTCCTTCTGTAATTGTCTCCACGCACCTACCTTCCCTACTTCTCTAGCCGCATTAAAGCGGTCAGCTAGGGTTTGGAGAATGTTGCCACCCGCGAGGAACGGGTTGTCGGCTCCGTTACCCTCTTCCCTGGGAAGTTCTCCAGTTCCCTCAAGGCTGCCTGCTTCCTCTTCTCTATTTCTGCTGCTGCTTGGGAGGCGTCCGTCAGGTGGATTACTCTGTTCTTGGGCTCCCTGACCTCCTGATTGGTTGGAGTCGCTGCTGACTCTGACCAAGCCTTCGCTACTAGGTCCGCTTGAGTTAGGGGCTTCGGTTCTTGTCTCTGTTGTGGTAGAGCGTCTGCTGATAGCCAAGTTACACCTGCCTCAATTCTATAGATTGTAGAACCTGCTGGAACATAGGTAAGGACGAGTTCCTTAGTATCTTCAGAGAAGTGAACATGGAAGCCTTGGCCGATGTCATTACCCATGAGGTCGGCGGCTGGGATTTTTATGACACCAGATTCTCTTTTTACTAATAGTGTTAATAGTTTCGCAAGATAGTTTGTCTTAGTATCAGCCATTATAGCTCCTGTCAAATTCCGGCCAAGCGGTCCAGTTTTTGCCCTTGTCCAGGCCCAGCTACTTCTACTAGTGGAGTCCCTTTGCTCTCTCTAATTAACCTCATTATCTTCTTAAAGTGAGCTGAGATAGCCTCCTCCACATCACCCTTAGCTGTTCTAACTATCTGCCTAGCTTCATCTAACTCATCCTTAACTAGAGAGGTCTCATCTCCTAGTAGGAGCTTAGGGGGTCTCACTTGAATACCAGTATACCATTGAGAGAG